TTCTAGTTCCACTTGTAATCAATGCGAACATAAGATCAGCAGTTGCTGGTAAACCAAAACTTTCTGAAGTGTCTTCTAGTCCAATATCAGATGAACCATAACCACTTCTTGTAGTCTGAGTTGCACTTACGATTGGTACATCGAACTCAACTGCAAGACCACGTAATTCTTCAGCAATACTCTTTACTAATGTGTAAGAGTTTGCACCAGCACCTGGTTTGATTCGGTGTGATGCACAAATGTTTAGATAATCTATGAAGATGATATCAGGTCGAAAATCTTTTTTGATATCAAGTTCTTGTAATAGATGTCTGAAATGCCCTACATGTGCTGAAGCAGTAGGGTATTCTTTGACAATCAATTTACCTGTTGTCTTATTCTTAAGACGTTGTATCTTTGTTTCAAATTGTTTCTTAGATAGATCTGGTATTTCTTTAATTGGTATGTTCAATGTATTTGCATCGATACGTTCTGCAATCTTCTCTTCTGACATTTCCATAGTCAAGTATAGAACGTTCTTACCCATCATTAAACATGATGATGCTTGGTGACACATGAACATAGATTTACCAACACCAGTACCAGCAAGACAAATATTTAAAGTCTTGTTTGGCAAACCACCTTTAGTAATCTTGTTGAAGTATTCTAAATCAAATGGAATCTTTTCTTCTTCTTTGTTATAGAATTCAAATCGATCTTCATAATCTTCTATGACATCATGACCGATATGTGAATCAAATGATACTGCAAGGGCATCTTTAAGAAGGTCTGGTATTTCACCTGTTGATCTCTGAGACTTTTTATCGAGAACTTCGATGGAGTCCATGACTGCAATATAGATTGCTCTATCTTTGCACCACTGTTCCGTCTCATCAACTATCCACTCAAATGCGGACTCTTCTGTATTTTTCTTTAAGTGATCTAACAGTAGTTTTGACTCTTGTACAACTTTCTCATTGACTGAGGTTATGTTGTCAAGATTAATGAGAAGTGCTTCTGCTGTTGGATTTTTTGTATACTTATCGAAATATTCTGAGGCCAGTTTGAAAACTAACTGCTCAGAAGAGTCGGTGAAATACTCTGACCTAAGAAATGGAATGACCTTTCTTGTGAAAGATTCATTCTGAATCAGATTCTTCAGTATTGTTTGTTCTAGTCTTGTTTCCATATTTAAAATATTCTTGTACTACCTTTTCTAATTGTTCCATCACATCTTCTGTGAAGTATTTTTCTGGGTTGTTGTTGATAGTTTTCCCAAATTCTGTTTTACCATTAGGTAATTTAACTCTTGTTGATGCTTTCTCAAATACACCTGATGCAAGTGCTAAGTCTAGTAAACCATAGTATCTGTCGAGTCCTTTATCATATGATAATCTGACATCGACGATTCTGTTCTCTACAGTCAATCTTGATTTTGCATTCTTACAGTGTATAATATTTCCTACAACTTCACTACCCTCTTTTTCTTTTTTCTTTGAAAGATATACGATTGAAGATGCGGCGTACTTAAGACCAGACCCTCCACCCATTTCTTTCTGTGGGAACATTGAACCAATTACATCGTAAGTATGATTTGTTACAATCATTGGAACACCTGCTCTACCGAGTTTAAGTGTAAGAACTCTGAAAGCACCTTTAACTAATTGGGAACGAGTCATGTCTCTAGTTTCTTTACCATCTGCTGTGTCTTCGATCTCTTTGGTAGTAGATAACATGCCAAGAGAATCTAAACAAAACATCATTGGTGGACGTTTTGACTCGTCTGTTTCAAGATACTTATCAAGTATGGATATTGCCTGTGTTCTGAATTCTTGAACTGTTACCACGGGCACAATAACAATTCTGTTTGAATCGATACCTCTTTCTTCAATCATTTCTTTTGTGATTGCAGATTCAGATTCGAAATAAATTACTGCTGAATCTGGATTATCAGCAAGAAACTGTTTAACCATTCCTAATGCAAAGAATGTTTTACCAGTTGCTGATTCACCTGCGATTGCAGTAATTTTGTTTTTTGGAAGTCCACCATATAGTGAACCCGATAATAAAGCATTAAAGATGTAACTACCCGAATCGACGAATGAGTCAACATCACCTGCTTGAACACCATCTGCAACGATGTTCGCAAACTCGTTACCTGATGCTTTTACTAAGTCTTTAATAAATGACATATTCACCTCTCATAATGTATATTCAGTATACTATGTAGTGAGTTATTTGTCTAGTGTTTTTTCTGGATTATCTTCAAATGTTTTATCGCACAAACGTGTACGATACATTGTGTGTTCTTTCATCATTTCTGATAAAATTTTTAATTGAGTTTCAATATGAACTATGAAACCGAAAATGACACAGATCATACATATGTAAAATATGTCCATGCCTGTAATCATCATAACTCTACTACACCTTTCTCTAAAAGAATATCTCTATTCGTAAGATGATTGTTTGCTATGTCTTCTTTGGATTGCCCATCGTATGGAACTGCATGATTATCTTCAATCATTTGTGCATTGGCACAAAACTTTGTTTCGTATGTTGGATGTCCGACATTGTCCCAACAATATAAGTCACCTAAGATTCTTCCGAACTTGCCTTTGTCATGTGATACAAGTGTGATTTTTTCACAAGCACCTAACATTTCTTTTAGATGTTTCTTTGATGCCTTTCCGAATTTCTTTTCTACTAAGTCTCTAGTTCTGGATTCTGGTGTATCAATACCTTTCATTCTGACTCTTTGCTTTTTATAAGTCATACCAAAACCGAGATCGATGTCTACGTCTACTGTATCACCGTCAACTATCTTAACTACTTTTACGTTATATTCATACATAATGTTTTATTTATTTATAATGCAAGGGGACTCATTTGTCCCCTTGTCTAACTGTTGCCTTACATTTTTGTGGAAACTCTGAGCAATATAACATCATTGCTTCTAAAAGCATTGTGGTCGAAATGACCTCGTCTACTTTTTTTCAGGTTGTTCCTGTAGTTCATTAGTTTGTCTATCGACTTCATCTGCTACAGTGTCTATAACACCTGTAGTAGTATCTGCGACTAGAGTACCAACTGAGACTACATCATCTGCAACGGCGTTTACAACTGTTTGAGTACCTTTAACGGCACCGTCTACAACGCCAGTTGAGAATTCTTTTCCGCCTTCAATTACGGCACCAACTGAGGCACATGAAGGAAGTAAGAATACACAAAATAGTAATGAATACATTAAATTATTCATTGCTGACTCCTAAATAGAAGTTCTAAACTGATAGATAAAAATCTATCCCCACTGTATTTATGCAAAAAAACTATCTAATGATGCAACTGGTTCTACATTCCAATTAATCAGATTAACTACAGTCTTCAAAGGTTCTACAAATGATTTGTCGAACTGCATATCATAATCTACGAATCTATGTAAATCAAACTCTCTGGGTAAAGAATTCATAAAACTAATAACATTCTCATTGATTGGATTAGGTGTAGTTAGATAAGTAAACAGAATCTTCTCACCATTTTTGATTGTTTCATACCTCATGTCGAGGTTCTTGGATTCTAACAAATGATTATATAATAACGAACCTCGAACATGAATTGGTGTACCCTTTGCATAGATTGTAGTGTTGTCTTTGTATTGACCTAGACCCCTACACCCTCTAGGGAATGCTACAGTCTCGGGTGGTAACTCTCTAAATTCTTTTCGTGCTTTCTCTACAAACTGCCACAAGTCTTGCTCTGTCTGAGTCATGATAACATTGAATGCTTCAGTAAGTTTGGTTCTTACCCATTGTGGTGTTGACGACTTAGCAGTTTCAATACCCATCATTTTGAGTTTTGGTTTTGCTAGTCTAACACCCTCATTGTCAAATACATTTAGAATGTATCTTTTCTTTGCAGTCCATATACCACGATCTGCAATCACTTCTCTACCCATTTCCATTTTGTTTTGAAATGCATTTGTATAATCTGCTAACTCTTTGAAACCATCAGCAAGTGCATTCTCTACCTGCTTCTCTGCTTTAGATAGAAAGTCTACAATCTTATTCTTATCTTGTTCATCAGGCATAACTGCTTGTACAAGTTTATCCATTGTAATGTAAACTGAATCAGTGTCCATTGCAATCACATAGTCTTCGTTATCAGTTTTAAGAATCTTGTTAAGATAATCATTAACAGTTCTCTCTGCCCACTTAATGACTAACTGACCAGACATAGTAATTGCTTCTGCAAGATCGATAGAAAAGAATGCGAAGTATTGATTTGCCATTGCACCATAGGCAGAGTTCAATGCAATCTTACGAACTTGCTGATTGTTATATGCACGTTTGATAAGTGTATCAAGTTCTCTCTTACGTTTTGGATCAGTGCATGTTTCTTTTTCTTTTTGAAACACAATCATTTTCTTTTTCCATTCTTTACGTTCTTCATAGAATGTTTCCATAAGTTCTGGGAACATACCTTGTTTCTCACGTGAGAATAGAACACCATTAGGTGCTATCGTTGTATTTGTTTGCTTACAGTATGATGTGTCTGTTTGTTTATCAAGTAACTTCTGAATGTTTGTTGTTTATCTATGACCAGGCACAATCTTCTCAGGTGAGATATTGTATTGCATAATCAAATGTGGATATAGTGAGTTCAAGTCAAAAGACATAACCCAATTATGACCACCAACTTGAGGTTCTTTTACATATGCACCAATGATAGGTTTAGTTTTATCATTGCCAGTTTTCAATCTTTGTGGTGGGGTTTGTATACCTTGGTCTTTTAAGAAATTATAGATGATAGTTTCCCAGTACTTCACCATACCAAATGTATCTTTGTAGTTACATTTGGCAGTATATGCCTGAGACATAATAAGTTCTAAGAAACCTAGTTTGTCGTCTAGTTCTTCTACGAGAACAACATCACGTACATTATACTCTAAGAACTTTGCATAGTCGTTCTTATATAATGTATGAAGTGAACCATACTCTGAGTAATCTATCTTACCTTTGCCAAGTTCTACTTGTGAAATGTGATCGAGTTTATACG